GGTAAAAATGCACTTATCAATGGTGCTTTTGATATATGGCAGCGTGGTACTACTTTCACAAACCCAGGAACGTCAGGTGCGTACAACGCTGATCGTTGGTGTTCATACTTTAACGGCAACGGAACAATCACTCAGGAAGCAACTGTCAAGCCTGATACAAGTACCTATTCTTTGAAGATAACCGCAACCGCTACAACTGCTGACAATGCAATCTTCCAACTGGTTGAACAATTTGTCATGGAACGCCTAAGAGGTAAAACTGTAACTTTATCGGTCAAGTTAGCAGGAACAGCAACTCTTGCTCCCGCAATTCGACTTACCTATTCAACTACCGCAAATGATTCTTTGCTCAACACAAGTACAAATATCTCTGCGGCTAATGTGGTTGCGCCAACAATTAACCCTTCAACTTTTGTAACTTACAGTTCAAGTTTTACAGTACCAACAACCGCTAAAACCCTTCGAATTGGTATATTAAGTAACGCAGCAGTTAACACAAATGTTTTGTATGTGGCTGAGGCACAATTAGAAGTAGGGCTTAAAGCAACGCCCTTCCAAACTGCAAGCGGCGGCAGTATTCAAGGCGAATTGGCTATGTGCCAGAGGTATTACTATGCTCACTCTGTAGGCAGTAACGTAAATGTCGGGTTAAGTAATTACACACTAAGCAGCGAATTGCATACGGCTGTTCAGTTTCCTGTAACAATGAGAACTGCACCGAGTTTGGACCAAGTCACAGGGACTAATTATTATGCGGCATTTACGGCTGGAGTTACTGATACTTTTGACGCTTTAATTATTAGTCGAGCAAGTGCCACAAGCACTCAGCTTTATCAAACAGGTGCGACAGTTTCGGGAACTGCTGGAACTGCTGGAATTCTTTACACAAACAATGCAGCCACACGACTAGCCTTTACAGCGGAGTTATAATGAAACCAACATACACAGAAATTAACCATGAGTTTCACGGCAAATCTATTCAAGCAGATTATGGCAATGGTCGTATTCTTTCAATACCTTGTAATCTAGAAAATGCAGATTATCAGCGTTACTTGGCTTGGCTAGAAAACCCAGAAGCGGAACAATCCACACCGAGTTTGACCGATGAAGCCGCAACTAAGTAAGGCTGCTAAGCAGCTTCGGGAACAGTTCGATGACACCTTCCCAGATAGAGATCGGCTTTCGGATGGGTGGATCGGTGATACCCGACACTCTGCTCGCAAGTCTGATCATAATCCAGATGAGCAAGGGTGGGTTCGTGCCATTGACATCGACCGCGACTTACACAAAGGCGGAAAGCCAGATCTTATGCCAGACATTGTCGATCAGGTTCGTCTCGCTTGCAAGTCTAAGTCAGAGAAGCGAATCAGTTACATCATATTTGATGGGCGTATCTGCTCCAACATCCTTAACTGGAAGTGGCGCAAGTACACAGGATCTAACAAACACATCAAACACGCGCATTTCAGCTTTAAGAAAGAAGCTGACAATGCTGGGGCTTTTTTTCAGATACCTATGTTAGGCGGAAACTAATGAATGAACTAAAGACAGCAGCAGGGTCTTGGGCTAGAGCCTTTTTGGTAGCAGCGATTTCCATGTATGCGGCTGGGGTCACAGATCCACAGGCTCTTATCGCAGCTGGTATTGCATCAATCCTTCCACCTGTACTGCGCTACCTTTCACCTAATGATCCTTCTATAGGCATCAAGAAGTGACACAGTCAGACTTCTTTACGCTTTACTTAGCCACCATTGCAGCACTTGGCGGCTTGTCTGGCTATGTAATCACACACCTGTTGTCTGAAATTAAAAGACTCAACTCGCGTGTCGATGAGATCTATAACATCTTGCTTGACAGGTAACATAGTGCTATGGCAAGAAAAGCAACTAAGGCATTAGAGGAACAAGGCTACTCAAAGCTTGATGCTTATTGCATTGGGCTTTATGAATACTTCTGCTCGCTCAAGCGCGCAGGTTTTGCAGAAGATGTTGCCATGTTTATGATCACAGAGCCACAGGCTTACCCGCATTGGATATTGCCTGATGGGATACCGCCAGAGAAGTTAGGCGATTACATAGATGAGGATGACGATTAAGCGAATCGTAGTCGTGTCAGATCTTCAAGTACCATATGAAGATAAGGTAGCAACTCGTAATCTTGCTAGTTTCATCAAGAAGTTTAAGCCTGACCAAGTAGTCACCATTGGCGATGAGATTGACCTACCCCAGATATCTAAGTGGGAAGAAGGGCGGATGGGCAGTTATGCTCAAACCCTAGATGATGACCGAAATCAAGCTGTTGATCTATTGTGGGAGTTAGGCGTAACAGATTGCATCCGTAGCAATCACACAGATCGCCTGTATAACATCATCATGGCTAAAGTACCTGCTTTTGGAGCATTGCCAGAGCTGCGCTTTGAGAAGTTTATGCGTTTTGATGAATTAGGTATTACCTTCCACAAGAACCCTATGCCTATTGCACCCAACTGGATAGCAGTCCATGGAGACCACACACCAATCAAGCCACAGGGGGGCTTATCAGCCCTTGAAGCGGCTCGTAGGCATGGAAAGAATGTCATCTCAGGTCATACCCACAGAGCAGGGCGTTCAGCCTTCTCAGAGGCTTCTGGGGGGCGTATAGGGCGTGTCTTACATGGTGTCGAGGTAGGCAATCTTATGGACTTTAAGCAAGCTGCTTACACTAAAGGTGTGGCTAATTGGCAACAAGCATTCGCCATCATGTATGTGCATGGCAATAAGGTGCAGGTAGATCTTATCAACATTGAGAAGGACGGCACATTCATTGTGTCCGGAAAGACCTACGGACGAGCCAGATAATCGTTATCATTTCGTTATCAGAATGTGCTTGATTCGTCTGACATATCTGTCACACTAAGTTTGTCACCAATCAAGGGCATTGGGGCAGTTAGGTACGAAATGTCAAACACAGATAAGTTGCTATTGATATGCATTATCGGCATGTTATTCGGTTTTGGTGTAGCTCTCTATGATGTATCCAAGAGAAGCTACGAGAAGGGTCTGCGCGAGGGATACCATCGTGGGCGCAGCATCAAGGGGCAGGAATGAGAGCCAATGAAATCTTACTCACCGCCACCGACACGATTCGTGATCGTGGGCTGTCATATGGTCACCCTGCGGATAACCTGCAACACACAGCAATGCTGCTCTCAGCATACTTACAAACACCGATACACGACTATCAGGTGGCAGGGATCATGGTCTTGGTTAAACTTGCAAGGACTAATCAATCAGCACAACACATCGACAACTGGGTCGATCTCTGCTCTTATGGCGCACTCGCAGGGCAGCTAGCCACAGAGGAAAACGAACTTTATGTTTAATTTAGCCGATTACGAGACAGTTGAGGTGAGACTTGAAAAGTTTATTAAAGATTATCCTAATTTTCGGATTGCAACTGAGTTGGAAAGCTTCCAGAGCAATAGATACATTGTTAAGGCGTATCTTTATAAAGATATTAACGATGAAGTTTCATGGGCTACTGGCTATGCAGAGGAAACAATTAGCGAACGAGGTGTTAATAGCACTTCAGCATTGGAGAATTGCGAGACTTCTGCGATCGGCAGAGCACTTGCAAATGCGGGTTATGCGGCTAAAGGAAAGCGTCCAAGTCGAGAGGAAATGAGCAAGGTTGTAGCTGCTAAACCAGTTAAGCCACCTGTTCAAGAAGTCAAAGCAGATGATCAGGACTATTGGACTACACCTGTTGGAGAATATAAAGGCGTAGTTGATGCGCCTGTCACGCTTGACAAAGCAATGCAGACTGTGACTGCCATTATGGGAACGCCAGAGGCAATAGAAGCTCCATCATGCGAGCATGGACACATGCAATGGCGTGAAGGTGAGAAGAATGGCAAGGCTTGGGGTGGTTACTTCTGCAACACAGCAATCTCATCGGCATATCGTTGCCCTACCAAATGGTACAACCTTGGATCGGATGGCAAGTTCGCACCACAGAAAGCGAGAGTATAAATGGGTAACATCGGAATTAAGATCAATGGTGAATGGGTTGATCTTATGTCAGCCTTCGTACCATGTCAGCTGTGCAATGAGCCAGTTGCAATCAGAGACTTAGAGGACATATCCTCTGACTCAGTCAATGGCGTTGTCACATGGCAATGTGCTAAGTGCAAAGCAGTCAATGGCTAGTCAAGCAAGAAAGCACAGAGGTTTCCGCACAGAGCGCGTTGTTGCACAGTACCTATCGACTGTCTGGCAGGGCGCATGTGTGGGAAGGGGTAATGGTAAGGATATTGTTAATGTGCCGTTCGATGTTGAAGTCAAAGCTCGCGCTGGGTTTCAACCTCTTGCATACATTAAGCAATTAAAAGCTCGGACAGCCATTTCGGGGGAATTAGGCTTCGGAGTTATTAGACTTAACGGACAAGGTGAAGATGCGCGAGAGTATGCCGCCATCATCCGTTTAGAGGATCTCTTACCATTACTCCAACTTAAATATGGTCATCTTACTAGCGAACCCACAGAAGCAGACATTGACCGCTGCACAGGCTGTGGGTCTTACATGATACAGAGGTGCTTAACATGCCAGCCTATGACTACAAATGCACACGATGCAATCTCAGTCAAGAAATTACTCACGGATGGCACGATAGACCAGTAATACCATGCACATACTGTAATGAACCAACGGCTAAGGTGATCACACCAATAGCTGCACACTTTAAGGGCAAAGGATGGGGCAAGGATGCTTGAAAAGATTAAAAATGATGAGTGCTACACACCACAGTGGGTATTCGATGCAATGGGAGTTCGCTTTGATTTAGATGTAGCATCATCCAATAGTGAAATGATAGTTGTTCCTGCTGACAGAAAGTACACAGTCGAGGACGATGGATTAGCTCTTCCTTGGGAAGGTCGTGTCTGGATGAATCCACCATTCTCCAAGATTACGCCATGGATTAACAAATGGCTTGAACATGGGAATGGCATCTGTCTCGTACCTCTTAGCTCGAATGGTCGATGGGTCAATCAATTATGGGAATCAAACGCACACGCCGCTTACTTACCTGCAAACATGGCTTTCATGACTAGATCAGGTGACCTAATCAAACATAGATGGCGTTGCTCTATGTGGGCTCTTGGTGAGGAAAATGTTGAAGCTCTTAAAGGTATTGGTCGCACACGCTACTAATAGTTATCCACAGAAGTTATCCACAGGGGGTAAATAAGTGAAGACACGCCCAAGATTTACGCTGTTACTTGACACTATCAGTACCATGACACAGCAGAGCCTCTCAAAGGCTCACCGCTGGCGCATTAAGCGCACAGCCAGCGGGGTGCTTGCATGTATTGGGATAGCTCTATGCTTCATGCCTGAAGCAGGTGGATCTAAACCAATGCAATATGTAAGCTACAAAGAATATGCATTACATCTATTACATTATGATTATGAGCAATATAAATGCCTAGCAATACTCTATGGTAAAGAGAGTGCTTGGAATCCTAAAGCTCGTAATGGATCACACTATGGAATACCTCAGGGTAAGAGTGAGTGGCTTAAAGACCAAGATGGTTACACTCAGGTACGATGGGGCTTATCATATATCGAGCATCGTTACTCAACACCATGCAGGGCTTATGAGCATTGGAAGATAAACAATTGGCATTAGATAAGCTGAACTCAAGGCGATACCGCGAACAGCGTGAACGCGTGTTCATGCGTGATGGTAGAGCTTGTCAATTGTGTGGCAC